GTTCAGACCAAATGAACGCATCTTTTTCTGGGAATATTTTATAAACTGCCATAAGTATATTAATCCTATATAAATATACTTACTTATTACTTTTTAGAAGTTTACTACTCTGCCTGCTATATCAGTTCCTGGGTATTTAACTTCAAAGATGCTTGGATCTAATGAAGGATAAATAATTCCATTAATCGTAGCAGCTTTAATATCATAAGCATATTTTGAATAACCGGTTGTTTCTCCAACTAAATTATAAAAATTAACTTTTTGTACAGTTTGAACACCTTCTATAGTATCAAGTAAAGTATAAACGTTTGCAAGAATAATGGGTTGATTGATTTGCCAATTGTCTATATTAAAATATCTATTTAATTCAACCAAACAACTATTTAGTACTGCTTTATTATTATAATTTGGTCTAACAACGATATCGAAATCTATACCAATGTTAATAATAAAGGCATCAAAAATACTGATGGCATCAGTTAACATTCTATACTCGCCTAAAAATGTTTTTAAGTTGGTTTTTAATGCGGGTGTAGGTGGTTCTAATTTATTTAAATTATTTCTTGATAAAATATATAAATTTAAAGCAAAAGGATTATTTTCTAATGGAGCAAAAGTATCTTGAGTAACTGCTTTATCTTGAGTAATATAAGCTTTTGATACAATACCATATTGAGGATTTAAAGAAATTGCTCTAATTAAATAGTCATCTTTAGTTACAGTACGTAATTGGGTAGGATATGATGCTAAAGTATTTAATCTTAAATCATCATCTGTATCTCCATCTCCACCACCTGTAGCTGCTATTTCGTTATTAAAAACTAAAGATTGGTTAACAGTAGTAGCGATTGTTTGATTTAGATTTGAGCCATAAAAAGCAACAGAACCAGAAACAAATACACCTAAAGTATTTGAAGGTACATTTGATGCAACTCCACCTCCTGCTAAATAAGTAACTGTTATAGTTGTATTAGCGGGAGCAACACCATATGTTTTTGTATACATAAAGTTTGAAGGATCATACGCCGTAGTCATTCTATCTACTCCATAAGGTAAACCTATACCTACGTTTTCTGGGTTAGGTGTAATATATTCATCTGCAGCATTAGAAATGCCAGAACCAAATTGTAATTGTAAACTAGTATCTGATAAGAATCTACCTACAAATCGTCTTGGAACTTTTTGTAATTTTAATAAATACGGAACTTGATTTCTGTATTGATATAAATTTGGGTCATTTAGAATTGTATTTTCTATAGGAGAAAAAATTGTTTCTTGTGCTAAATAAGGTACTTCAGACCATTTATTACCATCACTATCTACAGCACTAACAATACCAATAATTCTATCATCAGCAATTGTTACAGTAGGAAATTTTATTGGATTTCCAAAACTAAAATCAACTGTTTTTAATTCACCCGCAACAGCTATTGCTTGTTTTTTAACAAGATAATAATCTGGTTGATTAAGTGAATTTAATGAACGAACAGATAATTCGGTTGGATTATTAGAACCTGATTGTGTAAAATCAATTTTATTTTTAATATAGAATTTGATTGAAGGATCACCTACATATGCTAGTTGAGCTCCTTGTTCAATAATTAAAGCATAATTCCAATCAGGAACGGTTTGTCCAAATATTATTGTAGAAGGTAGAATTTGATATACATCTACTACTACACTTGAGGCAGCAGTAACTTTAGGAGTATAACCTCCTCTATAAGCAGCAGCAAGTAAACTTTTTCTTTGTTTTGCAAATTGAACAAAGTTTTCCTGCATTTGGTTATCAGCATAAAATGATAAAACATCACCTACATAAGAGGCTTGTTCAATAAACATCATACCTGGAGATGCTTCTGTAAAGTCATTATAAGATTCAGGATAATAAGTTCTAGCAAATGTAATTAATTGTTGCTTAAACGTATCAAAATCTTTATTTATATATGATATTTTCTTACTAGATGGCATTTGGAGATGTTGTTTGTGAGTTTTGGAATGTTACTTGAATTTCATCTTGAATATTAGTTAATGCAACAGAATATCTAAAGAATATTTGTAATGTGTTTAAATCTTCAATAGGGGTAACGTCTAATTTTTCAATAATGATATTTGGAAAATAAGTAGCAAGTTCTTGAATCATCATATTTCTTAATTCAGCGGTTGTGGATGTTGTTATTTGTTCAAACAACATACTTCTAATTCCTGATCCGAAATTAGGGTTGAAAATACGTTCTCTATTATCAGTTAATAAATAATTTAAAAGATTAGATTTTATAGCAGCTTGAGTTGTATATGTAGAATTAATTCCTGTAGGACCATCAAAGGGTAAAGATATACCTACCCCGGTGCTTGGTCTTTTATTACCATTTAAATTATTTCTAAATATATATCCAGCCATTATAATTTCCCTTTTTCTTTTAAAGCACCCATCATTTTACTAAAATCGGGAACTGCATTAATTTGAACTTGTGTTACATCGGCAGCAGGTCTTGCTGTTTGGACCATCTGATCTACTGATTGTACTGTTGGGGCGCCACCACCAAAAGCACCCATCATTTCTGAGCGGTAACTATTAATTGCGCTTGAATCATAGTTGCCCATAGATGGCCACTCTTCATTTTGAGTAGTCATCTGAACACGTGTTTCATTTAATAAATCTAACATTGGATTTCCAGTTGTTTGAAAATCAGTATGTTTTTCTGGGCGACCTTCCATCAAATCTGAAATAGATGAACGTTTAGGTGCCACAGGTTTTGTGGGGGTGCTAATAGCTTCGTTAAGTATAGTAGGCAATTCCTGACGGAGTGCATTAGCTACCTCTTCTCGTATTAGTTTTCTAAAAGTTGCGATGTTCATATATATAAATATTTATAAAAATTTTATTTTTATTAAGTTTTTTAATTATTAATTACCCGTATAAATCATTCCATGCATCTTCAAATTCTTGATTAGTATATCTTTTAGCAAATCCTGAAGCTGCTTTAGTTTGTGCTTTATTTTTAATTTGATCTTTAGTAAAGCCTTTATCTTTTAATCTCTTGATAATACGTTTTAAACGTTTTATTCTGCGTGAATCTCGTTTATCTTGTTTATCTTTCATGTTCTTAATAGGTTGTATCTGATTAAGAGCATCATTTATTTCTGCTTGTGTTGTTGCTAATTCAGCATTTTGTTCAGCTTCTGTTGGTATATCAAGAGATTTAGCGAGTGCATCAGTTTCACTTGTGGAAGTAGAAGCATTAACATCAGCATTAAGACCATCTCTATCAATCAAATATTTAAGTTCATTGTATATTATGTCTGTATTATTAGCATAAGTTAAATCAGATTGTAATACTAATACACCTCTTTTATCAGTAACAATACCATATCTTCTAGTTAAGTTAATACCTGAATCTGTTACTTCCTCTTCTACTATTGATAAATTATATCCTTTGTATGTAATTGATTTATTAGTTGGTTTTTTCGGTAATGAATTTTGTAATTTAAGAAGACTATTTTCAAGTGTAAGTATTTCTTCTTTTAACTTTTTAGTAATAGGAAGATTTTTTGTTTTATCACACTTTTGTAGTTTGTTTAGAAGATATTGTAAAACTTCAATTAAAACAGCAATACGTCTAACTAGACCATCTAAAGCAAAAGATAATGAATTTAAAAATTCAGTTGTTGCTTTTAAATTAAATAATGCTATTCTTGCATAGTAATCCATCTTCTCACCTATGTTACTTAAAGTAGAAGTAACACCCGCCGTAGTCCACATATTTGGAAGAGGCATTTTTCGAATAAACTTAGCTATAATTATAAAGGCATTAGCAACAGTAGTTAAAAGATTTGCTATTTTAGCTAATTTACCTATATAATCGTTCAATTGAGATATTACAATATTAATAGATTGTACTGTTGTTAAAATTCCGGTTAAAATAGGAATTAGTTGTTTAGGATTAAGTATATCTTCTAATTTCTGTATTGCTGATTTAGCCCCAATTACTTTAAGTAAATCGGCAGGATTTTCAGCATTAGCTATCCCATTTAATAATTCTTTAGTATCAGCAAATGTTTGATATAATCTTCTAATATCCTCTTGAGGAAAATTACTCATATTAGTAGGAACATCCTGATTGATTCTTTTTAAAGATTCAACCAAAGCTGCTCCTCCAGGTAAAATTTTTAAAACAGGCTCAGGAATATTAAATTTTTCAATTATTTCTTTTACCTTTCTAATTGCTTGTAAAGAATCATCTACTGTTATTCCTTTGCCTGCTGAGGTACCATTGTTACCTGAGGTGCTTGCTACCCCTGCGGGGGTAGAGGAAGGGCTATAAAATTGTCCACCACCACCATAATTAGAATTTGATGCTGCTAAATTTGTAGGTTGTGGTGAATTTAGAGTATTAGTATTAGCCGTATTACTTGAACCGGAAGTACCAGGAACACCAGCGGGTGGTGCTATTGAACCTTTTTTTATTGGGAAATGAAGTATTTGTTCTTCTGTTTCTTGAATTTGATCAAGAATATCTTGAGCATCTTTTTTTACTTTTTTAAATTGTGTTTCAATATTAGATCCCGAAGGAAGAGATTGCATTAAAAAGTATGATATCAAATTACAAAAATCAACTTCAGCTACTGCCTCAGATTTAGTAATACCTTTTTGTACTTGGATTTGTAAGTCTTTACTTTTAATTGTAGACTTTAAAGCTGCTTGTTGTAAAAATCTAGAATATGGGCCATCAGCAATTGTTGCTGGAAAACGAGGTGATTTAACAGCAATATTAATTCTAGGAGGTGTAGTAGGAAGTGGGGTTGTAGGAGCATTAATTGGGAGAGCAGTAGCTCTAGGTAATGGTTCAATCGGAGCTGCGTTTAACCTGCGAGGATTAGCTGTAGCAGATACTGTTACCTCGGGTAATGTTGTACCTTTAGTTGTGACAGTGGTTTTAGTTTTTTTCTTCGACGTAGCCATTTATTATATAGTAAAATTATTTTTAGATAATAATGCTGGAATCCTTGTAGATAAATCTTGTGCTGTCTTATATAAATCTATTCCTGATGTATTTACTGATATATAGGGAGAGCCTGGAGGAGCACCTGCTAATCCTGATAGTGCTAATCCAACTTGGGTTAAACTTGCATTTAAATCATTAAGATATGATTGTAGTCTAAATCCTTTAACTAGTGGTTCCGTTGCATTTAATCCTAAATAAATTTTAGGTGAATTAATAATACAAGAATCATCACTATCAAAATTAATAGTACCTGCTGAGGAAAAACCTATTGATTTGTTTGCAAACAAAAATACAGAGTCACTCTTAGCATTAAATAATACTCTACCAGATGTTATTATTATCTGGTCACCTGTATAAGGAAAGTCGGGGGTGTATGCCATATTATACTGTTATTGCTCCTAAATTAATTTGTTTTCCTTTATATGTCATTGTTCTTTGATAGTTAGCATCCGCTGTTCCACTTCTGAATCCAGCATATGGTCCTTTTTTAGCTCGTTCCGGATGATATTCAAAGTGCCATGTTTCTGTTGAAACTGTTCTAACAAATCCATATTTCCACCCATTTAACGCCATCCAAACAAATACACTAGTTAATGCTGTAGTAGCTGGTTTTACATCAGCAAAACCTCCTGTATTAAGGTCAGCTGCTATACCATTACCATGTTTTGAAATACCTGGAGGACAGGTTGATGGATGAAAACAACTACAAGCTACTGATTTACTTACTCTTGCTGTTTCATTAAATACCCCACCGTTACAGCTTGCTTTACCAGTCCATCTATCTCTAGTTCTTAATGCATATTGAGAGGTAAAATTAATTTTTATACCTTTAGACGTTGTTCCTGTTACACTTTGTAATGGAGGTCTAAATCCACTATTTAACCTAATAGTAACTCCATCTATTCGGGCAGCAGCAGCCATTACAATAAAGGCTTTGGCTGCATCTACTTGCAAACATTGATCACCTAAATAAGCTAATGTAAGTGGTTTACCATCATTATCTGTATATGTACCTGGTATTATATCTAATCCTGTTTTAGCAGCTGCTGCTTTTGCTTTTTCAATTTGTTCAGCAGTAAGTGTTGAACTACCTCCAGTTCCACCAGTACCACCAGTTTCACCAGTACCACCAGTACCAAGATTTGCAGCAATAATAGTTTCTAATGCTTTAGTAACAGCTGCTGGTACTTCAATTGGAGGTGGGTTTTTACTCCAAAATTGAGATTCATCTTCTTGAATATCAGAATAATTTGAAGAAAAGTCTAATGGTAAAATTTCTTCACCTAACCAAGTTAATGGTCCTACTTGTGATTCCGGAATTGCTTGTTGTCTTGAAGATCCTGGACCTGTAGTAATTGTTTTTTCTTCTACAACTGTAGAATTAGTACTTGCTGCTGGTGGGGTTGTTGTTGCACTTGAATTATTTACACCTGTTTTAACACTTTCACTTACTGCTGTTTCTGTTTTAGAAGGAATTTTAGTAGTATTAAGTGGTGGATTAGTAGTAGATTGTGATGTTGCTAATTCTAATTGTTTGTTATCCGTTGTAATAAGTGCGGCAGTTGTTGGTTGTATTAATACATTTGGTACTTGTACTACAGCGGCCGAAGCAGTTATAGCAGTACCATATGATGCTAAATTTTTAGAGGCAAGAGTCATTTGAATCTCTTGTCCATTAGTTAAGTAAATAGATGAAGCATCACCATCTATACTTTCAAATATTGGAGTCCACTTTACAGAGGGTACTTGTTTTGTTTGTCCATTACGTATAATAGTAATGGGTTTTGTATTTGAACCATATCCACTCCAAGGGCTTGTAACCGATTGAGATGGAAATCTTGAAGTATGTGATAAACGCATTGAATTACCAAAACGTCCTTCTACTATAACATCACCTTCTACAGGAAATAAATTTCTAATTTCTGGATTTTCAATAAATGTATTACCTAAAAATAAATCTTTAGGAGCATCATCTTGTTTTTTTACAATACCATTCTGACTACTTTGATATCCAACTATATTTGTTGATTTTTGAGTAGCACCTAAATATTGTAAATCAGGAAATCCATTATGATGAACACTATTCCAAATACTAACACCACTTATGTAGTAATATTTTTGGGCAAGTTGATCTTCATTCATTACATCTGTTGAAGATAAAATTAACACTACTTCATTAAGTAAGGGCACACGTCTAAGATTTATATCTAAAGGTGATGCTATTAAATTAGATTGGTTAGGGCTATCAACTATTGATTTAAGAGGATGGAATGAAATATATGCTATTGAAGTATATCCTGCGTTTAAAGCAAATAATGAGTTAGGATCTGTACTAGGTTGCAATATAATATCCTTAACCCTTGCAGGGAAAAATTGTGCACTTGAACCACCACCCTTGTTCTTATTTGCACCTGATATCTGACCACCAAAGTTAGGACTTAACGACATCTGCTTCTTTTATTTCAGTTTGTTTTACATTTGAACCTAAATCATCCAAGCTTTTGAATAATAATTCTTTATCCGAATCACTTAATAATAAATCTTCATTAACACCAGAATTCATCATAGCGCGTTGAACGATACCAGCCATTTTAATTAATGCTTCATCGTTTTTAACGGCAATTTCCATATATTCTTTAATAAGTGGGACAATAAGTGTGGCATCACCCGGAGTTTCGATTAATGGTTTTAAACCCTGAATTAAAGCAGAGATCTGTTTTTCCTTATCTTTGGAATTGGTGTATATTTCTTTAAGTAAATCAGCGAATGTTTTACTCCCGAATAATGTTACTTGATTAAAATCCATGACGTTTTGACAATAAATATTGTCTTAATAAACTTTTAGTTAGTAAGTAACCTATCATGCTCAAGATATTGAGAAAGTAATTCCTTATATATGGTTTTTAACTTTTTAATTATCTTGGTTATTTGGGGTGTTGGCTGGTCTGTTATTTCTCTGATGTAAATGTATATACCCTTTTTATTAAATATATCTAAACTTTCGCGGCGTCTAAATAATTCAACTACAGCATCTGCGGTTTTAGCGTCGTCATCTTTAGGGAAATACTTGTATAAATTATTATCTACATTTTTAACAAATAAATCTATAAATTTAGTTAACGATACATTATTATGCTCCTCGTTAACCAAATTAATGAATATTGTTTTATCTTCGTCTACGGCTTCTACGTCAGCTTTTTCTTTTAGCTTCTTATAATTAGCATTGTTATATAAAATTAAATAACGCTTAGCAATTGTACCAAAATACGAGTATGCTTTGCCTTTTTCTTGCTTATATAAGTGTAATTTTTCAAGTAAAAATGCTACTACCTCGTGTTTTAATTCATCAATAGTATTTACTTCTGTATAATAAAACTTAAAAGTATGGATGATATTTTCAGCCAATTTATGAAACGCATAGTCAATTCTTTCATTAAATATTTTATTTCGTTTTATTGGATCTGAAGTGCGTAAATATTCTAATATTGCTTCCTCAGTATCGCTGGTAAAATATTGAATTGATTCTTTTGGTTTACGTTTACGTACAGTACCTCGTTTAGTAAGGGCGACGGTTTCATCTTTTAATAAATCGTCTAGTGGATTTTTAGCCATTCTTATTTTCTAATTTTATACACGTTTAGTGTTTCAGACATTTGTTTTAAACTGTTAAAGAAAAATCCAACCTCATCATCGCTGGCAAATGTACCTTTGTTATCAACTTCTTTTAAACGTTTAGTAATATCTTCTATTACGGCGTCTAAATTATTAATATAGATATCTCTTTCTTCAATCATTCGTTCTAACTTTTCATTTTTAGTTAGTAAATTGTAGACAATGTATGCTACTATTGATGCTATCCAAATTACGATAGCGATTATTCCCCACATCATATTATATATTTTTTAGTATGTTTGCTAAATTATCATTACCCATTGATTTCATTGCTTTCTGTTTTTGGGCTGATTGTCCTGATTTGTTTAGGACAAATTCTTTCTTAGGAGGCTTACTTGTATTACCCTTTACTAATTTAGGTAACCATTCTACTTCGTATTCAATACGAGCAGCCATCATATCCGCTTGATGTAGAACATAAAGTAAAGATGAACGTGGTTTAGTTTCAGGCATATAAGATAACAAATAAGATTTATTTGCCTCGTCATACATTCCATCATGTGTTTTAATAGCAATGTATTCATTTTCACTCATAGTAACACCAATCGAAAATAGTAAATGTAAACTTCTGTCTGGAACAGACATGTAAGTGATATTAGTATTAAACTTATATAATTCACCTCTGTTTTTAATTTCCCAATCGTTGTCATTATCAAAAACTGATGGTTGGTCTAAAGTACCAAATTTGCCTAAGTCATGGTTAATAGCAGAAAACACTAACTCTTCAGTTGTATAAGTATCTACCATACCCATTTCTCTCCATACTTTATCTACTTTAATAGCAGCTTCAATTACTCTAATTACGTGGTCAATATAACCACCAGGAAAACAATTATGGTATGCTTTTTTATGAGATGCAGGAAGCAACACGAAGCGATCTTCATATTGCTTATAAAATTCGAGTAGCTTATCCTTGCGTTCGCCAGTGATATGTGTATCGATTATGTTTAGAAATTTATCCCAATTTGATTGTATTTGTTCAGCGGTTATCATAACGTATTATTTTATATATATAAATATACGTTTTGTTTTTTACTAAACCAAATTAGTTTTTATATAATTCTAGTGCTTTACTTATTAGTTCTTCAGCATTATTTACTTTAATAAAAGTAAAATCACTAATTGTTCTACCCCCAGCACCCTGTGAAGGTTCTTCATGGTTGTGATCCATATGGATAGTAATAAATTTTACTCCTTCTTGTATTTGTACAACAGGAAAAGTATTGATTTTGAAATGTTTAATAAAATCATGAAAAACATGAGGAGATACTTGAGGACTAATAGTTATAATATTTTTAATATCATTAATATAAGTTAATTCATAATGTATCCTGTCACTTACTTGACTGCCATCTCTTGTTATTAATAAAACCTGTTTTTCCATAAAAATTATCCTATATTATTAAGAAATGCTATTGAACTTGAATAATAATTAACAAATTCACTTTCTTCAATTTCTATATAAGGATTGTCTGATGAAGAAACTGCTGATACAAATTGGGCAATTTGTTGGCTAATAAGTGGAGTAGAGGTTATTGAACCTGAAGTAAATTGTATTAATCTTCCTGCATAGTTAGCATTATACCCACATCTAAGAATTTCACCACCATCAACAACATTTGTTACATTTGATTTAACATAAACCGCCTGAGGAGGAATAGTTCCTGAAGTTTCGTTAAGTAAAACTTTGGATTTATAAAATTGAAAAGACATATATATTTTTTTTTATTTTTTAACTGTGAACGAATTGATAAGGGTAAGCAGAAAATGGTGATGAACCCGCTCCTATAAAAATATTAGCACCCGCAGAATATGGAGGAGCACCCCATGGACTATAATTATAAAATGTGGCTGGAGACCATGCAGTTACACCACCCGCACCGCCACCAACAAATTGGGTGTAGCCAGAAGGTGAACCCGGTGAATAAGATGAAGCAGGAGAGGGTACATATGTTGCTACGCCTGAGTATTGTCCTTGAGGTTGATAATAGTTAAAAGGATTAGCGGTAGAAAATTGGGATGCAATATATACATACCCACAAAGACTATCATAATATTCTGCATAATAATAGTCGTAGTAATATGCATATGCATAAAAAGGATCTGGATTTCTTGCGTTTGTTGTTGGACTAAATCCCACATACACATAATTTAATGTCGTACTGTAATAACTAGGTTTAACCAAATAATTATAATACTGGCCTATTCGGGTTGAAGTTCCTAAAGCAGACCAAGATTTATTTCCTTGAGCAGAACCTGACCAGTCAGATAATCTATATGCCCAATCCGTTGCGCTAAATGCCATAATTTGTTATTATTACTAGTAATAAATATGGTGAATTGTTAATTTCTTGATTTTAATATTTTAGATGAACCTACAAATTTCATATGGGGATTTCCTAATTTATGAAATTCATTATCATCTACTAATTTTCTAGTAACATTTATAGGTTTGTTATCTAAAGGAATTAAATGAATTAACGGATCTCCAAAATTAATTTTTACCTGGTATGGTTCACTTTTAATAGGAAAAAACATATTCATATTCACACCGGTTTGGGTTTTATAATCTATTATTGCCGGAACAATATGAATATTATTTTCAATTAAAGATGGATTATACCAATAAGCTCCTTTAAATAAAAATTTTCTATAAGTTTTAGTTTTAAAGAAAAACGTAGGAATTAATTTAAAATGAGCAAAATTATTTAAAAATCCTGCTCTTTGAATGTAAGGATGTGTACTTCCACTTCCTGGTGGGACACCTTTAATACCATCATCTGCATGTACTGATTCAACTATCCCATCAGGGCTTACAAATATGATAAAATCACTCCATGCTTTAATAACAAGACCAGTAGAAAAAATATCTTGAATTGCTGGACAGTATTTTACTGTTTGGATTGGTTGTTTAAAATCATTAAAAACCTCATTACGGGCTATTGGGTGGTGGTTATTGAAAAGAGCAGGTAAATCCTTCCACCATTTAGGTTGAGCTTTTTTTGCCTCTACTACCTCTAAAAATTCATAAGTAGTATGAATATTAGTTACTATTTCAAGATTATTATCTTCTTTTGTAAAAAAGTTTTTAAATTTATCGATTATCATCATGTTCAGTATTTACTAGTGTTTGAATTTCTTCTAATTTTTCTTTTACTTTTTCAACAATTTGTTTTGAAGATTGGGAATCATTAGTTGAAATAGCATGGTTTAAAACATTCAACGTGTTGTTGATTTGTTCAATTTTACCAGTTATTAATTGTTTATATCTCATATAGTTTGTTTTTTATTTTTATAATTAATTCTCCTATTGTTTGCCAATGAATAACTTTAGGATCTTCCATAAATGATTCGGTTACAAATACCCAATAAGGAACTTTGGTATTTTTTTCAAGTATAACTACAATAGGATAATGTTGAGTCATATATTCTTTTTCAAGGATATCTCCTAATCGGTCATCAATAGTTATATTAGTAAATGGTACCCCATTTTCCCCTAGTTCCTCTTTCAGTTCCATACACGCACCACACCCCGCTAGTGTAAACGTTACCACCTGTATCACCCCCTTTCTCTCACCCCCTATTTCCCTTAAACCCCCGGTCATAAATATAATAATTTAAATTTGTAATTCCAAGTTTGTTCACCACTTTTCTCTAGTGTTAAAGAAGAAAGTCATAAATAGTCGTCCATCGTATTTATCATGTCCAAAATAATTTAACGATTGGTGCCATTGGTTTGCTCTATAAAGCACTAATCTATTAAATACGTTTCCAACTGTTGAATGCATTTCCCATTTAGTCATATCTTTACAATCTGTATAAAGCATATTCCTTAAAGTTGTATTTACTTCATAATTATCAAAATAAGGTTCTGTAGTCCAATTTGTTAATTTATGTCTAAACAATCCTGTACCTGAAGAAATAGGTGCATTTGGAGTCAAATATAAAACCCCAGCCCAAACAGTTGTATCATCAACATGTATCCAACTCCTATCGTCTGCTGTAGTATATTGAAACGCACCTGAATATCCACCTTTTTCCTCATCACCCCACCAACTTACTTCTCCAGAAAATGGTCTTACTATATCAGCAATTTTTTGCATCATAGTAGATTCATAATTAGGAATTTCTTTAGGATTAAACCCCATATCTAATTGATAATCAATATCCCTTAAAAATGAGCGTGTGCGATGTCCAGGATAATTTCCATCTACATTAAAATCTTGTTTTAAAGCAAATTCTCTTAATTCATAGGGTTTAGGGTAGAAATTATCTACTACAAATAAATTTATCATAATTTTTTAGCTATTAATGTTGACCAATCGTTAGGATCTTGTTGAACTTTATATCCATTCAATTCTAAATATCCACTCATGAATATATCATCATAATGTTTATGTTCAATTCTTATTTCATCTACTTTAACTTTTTTAAGATCTATAGAGGCTAAAATATCAAAGTCGGCACCTTCGGTGTCTATCTTAAGTAAGTCAATTTTGGGGATACTATAGTATTCTATTAGCCAATTTAATGATATAGTAGGCGATATTGATGTTTTAATATCTCCTTCATTCCAATTTCCTATTTTTCCTAAACTAAGTCCTGTTCTAAATGGTTGTGTACTTACCATTCCCCTATAATCTTTTTTATTCTGTTCATCATAATTTTTATAATGTTGTTCATCAACATACGTTAGTTCTATTGTTGATGTATTATATAAACGTTGAGCAGTAACAGCTGCTTGGATTAAAGTTAAATTAGGATGTGGGGTATGTTGGTCAAGATATTCCTTTATAGGATCAACCATATATCCCTTCCACCCCTGGTCTAATAAAGGATACAATGTATCAAAATAACAACACCCTATCTCAACGAATATTTTCATTATGTTCTTTTATTGTGTTTTTAATTTCTTCTACCTTTTTAACTTTATCAAACATTTTTAATTCAGTATATAATGGGATAACTTCATCCTCAAACCAAAATATAAGTTCATTAGCTTGTTCTTTACCTAGTTTTTTACTAAAAGTATTATCAATCCCTTTATCAAATTCAATTACTTCAAGGAGAGAATTAACCGCCATATCTAATGTCCCGGCTAATGCTTTTTTAAATTGTACGTCTAAATCTTCTTCCATAACTATTATTTGATATAAATATATATAAAAGCAAAAACCCCTCAAATGAGGGGCAATGCTAAAATTAAAAATAAAGGATCGAAATTAAGGTTTTATGTTGTATAAATACTGTATTTCACAGGCACTAATAGGCTTATTATATATACGAACAGTTTTTAAATTGCCAATGAATTTTTTATGTTTACTTGTTTCTACTCCAGACATTCCAATTGCGATAGGAACAGATGTATTTGTAAATGTAAAATTAGAATATGTTGTATCTGATTTTTCTAAAACATTATCTACGTATAAAGAACGTTTATTAATAGTAGGGTTATAAATAACTACAACATGATGATAAACATTGTCATTATAATCTTTATTTGATATTAAATTAGTAGTATGGGCTTGAGCTCCATGAACTGTAATCTTACCACCATTAGACATTCCTATAGACCAATCATTGGCTACACCCCAAATATCCCTATCTACTATAAAAGTATAATCTGGAAATCCAAAACTAGAATCTTTTTGGGTTGTTTTCATCCAAAATGAAACTGAAAAGTTTTGTAAATTACCTGATAATGGATTACTAGTGTATAAGGTATCTACAGAGCGAAATACTAATTGTGTATCACTAATTGAGCAGTTTGTGTTTTTCAATTCACTACTCTCTCTTGTGTAATTATAAGTAGTTCCGTCTATGTCTGTTTTTTTACATGCTGTAAACAGAATAACAGCGCTTAAAATAATTATAACCTTTTTCATATATTTTTTGTTTATTTATTTACTGATAATCCTTCAAATTTTAAAAGCGCATTTGCAATATACGTTTGTAATTTAACTAAATCTTTTTTCTGTTCGATTTCGGCAATCATTTTTACCCTATCTTCTTCATTGATTTTACTTTCACTTAAGTAATCAAGGGCAATTTTTTTAGCGTCATCACAGGATTTAGCTGTAAATACTTTTTCTGCGATTTTAGTTAGTGTGGATTGGATGTTCATTTATTTTAATTTTAATGGGTTATTTATTAGGCTTGAACAGTTGTTTCAGCTAAATCTTTTTCATATCTAGCAATTACATTATAAGCATCATCAATAGCTGACTGTAAATATACTTTCTTTACTTTATAATGTTCAAAGTGTTGTTCAGGACCTTTTTCCCATTTAGCTAAATCACAATATCCTTTTACTGTATATGTTTTACCACCTTTATTTTCAACCCACTCAAGATGTGTAAATCTTTTTGTATCCCATTTACCAGCACCTGTAGTTAATTCACTTAATCTATTAGCATCTCTAGGAATAGTAATTGTATTATTAGCTAACATTTTTTCTTTAGCAAGTGTAATTTCGTCTCGTTCTATATTACGAAGTTCATTTTCAACTTTCCAAATATTGTTTTTAATATCACCATACATTTCATTTCTTTTAACTCTTAATTCGTCAAATAATTCTATAAGGGAAGTAAATGTAACAGATTGTTCTTGCATTGCATTAGCTAAGAATCCTAATATTTGTAAAATACCTAAATAACCATATTTATCTTCTAAATCAGTACTAGAGCTAAACCAGTTAAGTTCTGGCATTTGTTCTTCATCTCTATAGTTTTTGTTTCTACGAAGAGTAATATTACTTCTCCAATGATTATCATCACAAGTGAAATTAAAGCTATTACCATCTTTTGTAATGGTTACTTTTTTAGCAGCATCACTTAAACAATTACTCATAGTAATGTGTCTAAATTTCCACTCACTGATATACTCATTTTCAACACTTTGGTAACAATTCTCAATACCAACTAACTGATTTCTTAATTCTTCTAACTTGCTTATTAAAGCTTCTTTTACTACGTTTTGCATAACCTTTATTTTTAAATTTTTAATTTCCGTAAATCTACGACCTATTCTTCGGGTAACCAAATCTACTTCCTGATATATTTAACAGCTATTCGATATTCGTTACTTTCTTCATCCGTCATACGACCCATTAATACGTACAGATTACATTCTTTACTATATAAATCGTGCCACTTATATGATTCTGTTTCTATATCCGTTGTTTCTAACGGCAACGTTTCGATAAACAAATCCACGGCTTCTTGTACTAATTCTGATTTCATAACCTTTATTTTAATTATTTAATTTCCGTAAATCTACGACGAATAATTGAGGTAACCAACCAATTTTGCATAGATCTTGCAAAAGAGTTATAGAGCGTTAATAATGCGCGCTCTATACAATTTGACTACATTGCGTAGTCTTTTACTAAAATATGTAGGATTATTGTAATACGGCCATGCAAATCCCTGCTTCGGAATGGAGTTGATAATCAAATCCTTCTTCTAAATATGCGTATATTGTATTTTTTTCTTCTTGTGTTAAGTTAAAATCTTCAAATATTATGAATCCTGGAAGATACTTAGGATTGATAGCCATAATTAGTCGTGCATCTAATCCTTCAACATCTAAATGTAGCCAATCAATTTTACCATTACATTCTTTTTCAATTAAATCATTAATACTGATTGATGAACGTTTTGTAGCAGCTATTGGTTCGCGTTCCCAATAGTCAATAACTCTCTTAACAACTGTGTTAGTATAACCTTTACCACCTTCCCAAAATTCAACATCACTACCATCTGTGGTTACTAAATTAAATAATGTTTTGATGCCTATTTTACCTCTATAATTTTGATAAAGTTTATCATATTGTTTTTTGCTACCTTCAACTAATACTATATCGGACATTACTTTAGTAGCAACAGGTACCCACTCTCCAAATTCACCATCGTGTGTACCAATAACAAGTCCTTTAGGCTTGTGACTTTTATTAGCCAATGATTTACAATATAATATAAGTGACTGATAAAATATAGAACCATCAACCACGGGTTCCCAATTACGTTGATATATAAACTTACCTTTAGCATCATTAACAACTACATTATTAATTTCACTTTCAGGATATGTTGCCCACATATTACTTCCCATTTCCGTTGTCCAAATTATTTCTTTAGATACGGCACGTTGTATTTCTACTTTTAAGGGTAATTGATCTGAGGTGAATGCATACTTCAAATTCCCTGTTTCAATCTTAATTCCGTTGCTAAAATCTACTTTTATCATAAATGTCTATATATAAAATCATCAATATTTGGAGACCATAATTCCATACCCTCTTCTTTAATTTTTTCTTCATCCCAATTCCACCATTGTATTTGCATTAACCCATCAATTTGGGCTGGTGTAAATCTATATTTAACTACTTTACCTGGATTACCAACCACAATGGCATATGGGGGAACGTCTTTAGCTACCGTAGCAGTAGAACCAATTATGGCTCCATCTCCAATAGTAACACCTGACATGATAGTTGATTTTGCTCCAATCCAAACATCATTACCAATATTAATATTTCCTTTACAAGTTGGGTGACCCATAGTCATATGCAACTCCGCTACTTCAGGAGTAACAGGACCCCAAAGTTGAGATGTAGTTGTAATCCAATCTGCTCTATGATTAGCATGAAGAAAGAAATTACAATCCCTACCTATAGAGTTGTATTTACCTAATTTAACTATATATTGGTCACTCCAAGAAATAATATTTACATTTCTATCAAAATAAGTACCTCTATCGGCGTGCCATAAGTGAATATTTTCTATCATAGGATATTAAGGGTATTATGTTTAACATTTTTAATTGTGTCTGTTATATCATATGCTTGACGATCAACAGCTAATATTACTTTTTTAAAGTTGAATTTGTTGAAATTTAAGTCAACTATGTCACCATTCCTAACTGATACATGTCTATCATCTTCATAGATATAAACTTCAACTTGAACATCTTCTATTTCATAGAAATATAATTTTATACTTGCTTGTGTTTTATCATCTTTTGCAATAAAAAATTTTACTCTATCTGATGGTGAATAATTGTATATGTCTGTATTTTCAAAAATATAAATTTCATCTTCAACAGGGAATGATGCTATATTAATAGGCATTAAATCAACTACTTTAGCTAACCAATCAAATGAACTATCTAATTTATCAATAGTATTATAACTTTCCTCAGTAATAAAATTATTAAATTTCTTTAAATTTTCTTTACTAAAAATCATAAGATGAAGACCTACGTTCCAAATTGTATTTCCACGTTTAGAAGGAAATACTAATTTATCTGGTGGGTGTAAATCAAATTGTACTCTAACATCTTCAGTAATTTTTAAATCATAAATAAGATGATAATAATGAGTATAATCAAAGTTAAGAGCAATTTCATTTAATTGCTTTATTTGATGAACTCCTGCCCAACCATAATCGGACACAGTTTTAGATATTTTTAGTGTTTTACCTTTATAAGGCAGTTCACGCCAAAAATTCCATCCTTTTTTAGGCCACTCGTAAACGGGATTATCTTTAGTAACAAAGAAATAATCACACTTATCTACTATTTCTTTAGGCAAGAAAAATGGACTCAACACAATAATGTCAAGTCCTAATTCTTTTATAATATCAATGTTTTTATTTAAAACATCAATTTTCTCTTGGTCGTTACAAAACGAACTAATTAAAGCAACTTTTTTTATAGTTTCCATCCAAAACGATATTCTCTGTTATAAAATGATTTTTCTTCTTCTGTTTGTTTAGTAATTATAATACAGTTTTGTCCGTATGTTATTGAAGATATATCTAAAGTATTTTTACCACTATGGAACTCGGAGTTCAATTCATGTTGATACTTAGTAAAATAATCAATAATATTCAAATAACCTGTTTTATATCCATAAATATCTTCAGTTGGCTTCCAATAAGAACATTCTATGTCTTCTATAATATAAACACCACCTGGTTCTAATAAATGTTGAAATAAGTGAGTAAAAGTAAGAAGTTGATGTTCGGAATGATGACTACCATCATCGATAATAAACTTAGCTGTATTAACAATGTTAGCTACTTTAACAACATCATCTATATTTGATTGGTCACCTCTAATAATTGTTCCATATTCATCTTGATATTCGTAATCAATATCCATTACAAACACATTAGCGTTAGGAAAATATTCTTTCCACAATTTAGGAGAGTTACCTGTATTGTCTTGAAAACTACCTAATCCTATTTCTAACATATTAAATGTTTCGTTTCTTAAAGGTTCAAGAAAACGAGGATAAAAGTAATGATAACCATGATGGAGCGTTTTATCAGTTTGATATTTATCTCCTAATTGTTCTAATGTCATAAACTATTTTTTAGTTATAGCCCAACTTGAATCTGGGTAACCTGATATTTTAAATTCATTTGCAAAAAATTCATTTACTACTTCATATACTTGAATATATGGGTTGTAGTGATAATCATGACCTGCAAGCACACCACCTACTTTTACTTTAGGTAACCAAGCAGTAATATCTTTTTTTACATTTTCATAATCATGAGCAGCATCAATATAAACTAAGTCAATAGATTCATTAGTAAATTGGTTTGCACCATCAACGCTTGATATTTTTAATTTGGTAATATTATTGTATTTTAACAATAATTTATTAAATTGGTTTTCCGCTTCTATGATTATAGAGGGATTTTCAATTTCCCAATATGGATTCCATTCGTCAACACAAGTTATATTTTTGCAATGTAAAGCAAATAACTCACTACTAATACCTGAAAATGAACCTACTTCAACCACTACAGTATTATCAGTTACAAAATCATCAATTAACATTTTTAGACCCTGAAGTCTATTAACTCGGTTATTTACGTCTGAGTACATCATTCTTGGCGCTGCCAATAATTCCTCAGTTCTTTTTTCTTTATATGTCATATTTTTATTTTTTCCAGAATTGATACCATTTTTTCTTTTTAGGAGGAACGCATAGTGAAAAGGGATTATCTCCAAAAGATACTGAATCTAAATATTTAGCTGACATCATATTAAGAAATACTTCATGGTACTTCTCAGGTATTGTATCAAAATCAGCTTCAATTTTTATTTCTAATTGGAGAGCACCATCCTCCACAGTTATTAATTTTAAAACGTTGTGTGTGGTTATTATACTAGCTTTCTTAACATTAATATAACTACCATCTCCAAAATAAACTTCATTATTTAATCCCATAACTTCATTTGTTGTGCCTTAGGTTTAGGTGGTTTAGGAGTTAATACTTTACCATTTAGTAAAGCATCATCATACTCTTCTAACGTAACACCATAACGTTCAGCCATTTTCATTTTTTCATTTAAGGCAAGTTGTTCAAAATCTTCTTTAGATAAGTACATGCCTTGAACATTTGTTTTAACTATGTTGTTCATTATATAAACGTTTTACTTCATCCCAAAATTCAGGTAAAATAGAAGATTGATAAAATGGATCCTTATTTGTACCTCGAATTTGGTTTGCTATCGTAGGTAAATATTCGTAAACAAAATTAAATGCGGATTGTCCCGGTCTTAATTCATCAGGAAATTTTGTTTTATAAAATTCTTCTATTAATTCATCAAATGTATTATGCATATGCGTGTACTAAAGTAAATAATGATTTGTTAATTTCCATGTCTTGTTGTACCGATGTAACACCACTGATTAATTTACCTGATGTATCAACAATCATTCCTGGTTGAGTTAAATTTTCCTGTACACGATTGTAAATACTCCATAAATTATCTCCTGCATCTTCAGGACGACGTACAGTAAGTAATTGGTTAGGACTAATATCAGAGCGACCTACGAAACGTAATTTCATTGCATCGCGTGTTAATTTTTGTATTTGAGATATATTTAGTTCCTTTGATTTAAATTGAGCAAACGATTCCATTGCATCAGCAGCATATTCATTTACTTTATTCATTATGATAGGATAACGCTCAATACCCTTATTGTTATGAGGAATACTACCTATTTGTTCGCCATCAAAACGAATTAATCCATTTGAACAAACTTGACGATACATACCGAAATCAATATTCATTGCTTTAGTTCCATTACATGAATTACCTATATAAAGGTTAGCAATACCTTCCTCTTTACCTGTTGTTGTTTTCATTATTAAATCTGGATGCGACATTTTAACGTAATGCGAATCAATTTTAAAACTAGATTTATTTCTATTTTCACATACACCATCTATATTCCAACCTTTTTTCATTAAATTTTCAATTGTATCAATTGTTTCAATGTACTTAGGTTTAGTAGTAATACGTTGGTTTGTTTTACGAAATGCTTCGCTTAATGTAGGAGCGAATGCTAATGCTTTGTCAATACTGTTGTTGACAGGTATGTAGGAATTTTTCATAACTAAATTGTTTGTTTTATAAAGATAAATAAAAAGAATGAGTAAACCAAGATTAGTCCTGGTTTACTTGCTCATAAGCGTAATGTACGCTGTCGTTGTGTATTGCAAAATGTATTTTAAAATCCTTATCACAATCACGATTTTTACTAAAGTGGATACTTCTTTCTAATCCATCTCTAGAGCGTTCGATATGCATCATAGCATCCATCATATGTTTTAATCTATTACTACCTACGAACTCTCCAGCTTTAGTTACTTGCTGAATATTAACAAACGTTGTATAGTAGTTTTTCGGATTATCTCCTTTTTTATGCTTCGTTTGTAACTCAAGTAACCACTTTTCAGCAGCACTTTCGGTTGTGCGGTAAATAATTTTATACGATTCGATAATTTCAGCAAGCGAATCAATTACAATAACATCATATCCTTCATTGAAAACGTGTTCCAATGTTTCTTTCATTTGATGTTGATAATTGTTTAGAAATAAAACAGGTACATGCTGAATTTTAGGTAAACGACGACAATACTTGTAATAAGCAATTTCATCCATTTCAGCACTAACAAATAAGCATTTGTATCCTTGCATAACAAGATTAGCTGTCATATCTAATGCTACTGTTGATTTTCCTGAACCTGGAGGTCCAATTAAAATCATATTAGTAGCAGGCATTAAACCACCCTCTGTACTTAATATAGTATCAAGTTCAGAATTTGTTTTTAGCGGCTCGAAAATACTATTGTTAAATTGTAAATCATTACCACGTATCGTTTTAATAATCGATGCGTCGAATTGAGATTTAATTACTTCAAATCCTGCGACTGTTTTGCGCGGACGACCTCTACGTTTTTGCATACTCTTTAATTTTTAATTTCCATAAATTTACGACCAATTATTTGGGTAACCAAGTCTGTTTGCAATTACTTTTATAGCGCGCGTATAATTAACGCATTATAAAATTATTATATGTAAAAACATACAATATGTCGTATTTAACGTTTTTATATGTATTTACGTACAATCGTTGTTACCTAAGTATGCGGTTGTATATTTATAGAAATTGAAGCGAAAGTAGCTCATTTGGTAGAGCACGACCTTGCCAAGGTCGGGGTGGCCAGTTCGAGCCTGGTCTTTTGCTCCAATAGGTTGATTGGGAATACTTACATCTTTTAACTGTAGAAAGGGCTGATGTATGATTGAGGGGGCGTAAGCCAAAGTAATGCCAATCGTAAAAGTAGATGTCCACGCACCCATCTTCTACTTTCCTAAAATAATCAGTCAGCAGGGGATTTGTAAACCCCATTGTATAAATGACAAACACAGGTCAAAACTGATGCAATATGCTGAATTGATTAAATTTAAGGAACGCTGGGGCTACGGATTCCGTCCTCTCACGTTTAAACAACTAATGAAGGTGTCCTGTATTTGTTTTCTTGATAGTCATAAAATCAAGTGGTGGATCCGACCATAACAAGTCAGCCCTTACGGTGCAGCGCAAGCAGT